CGTTATTATCAAATGCACCGTTTGTATTATTACCCCAGGCTTGTAAATCTGTGCCTGTTGGTTGTAGACGGAATGGAGTATCACCAACAACAAACGCTGTTGTGCCACGATCTACGTTTAATGCAATCATGTTTTGAATTGCTTCTGGATATCCAGGAGTTGCAATTAGGTTAAACACTAGTGTATCGTGATCACGGATTGATTGATTTGTATCGATCAATGCTTTCAATGAAGCAACTACAAAACCACGTTGTGCATGACGACCAAATGCGCCTGAACCATCAGCATTGTTAGGACTTACTGTTACCCAACGTGCTGTGTTGTATGCTGTTGTAGCGTTTGAACCATCCATTGGCTCTGCGTAACGTGGGTTAACACCGTTGTTAGCATAGATGTTGATGAAGTTTGCTTCGTAACGCTTAACGTTGAAACCAGAACGGCGTAGGTTAAACAAACGTGTTCCACGTGGATAACCACCTGGTTCTGGAGCATCTGGATCTAAAAAGTCTGAACGTAACAATGTCTGGATTGATGCAGGAGTTGTGTCGTAGCCATTATTTGACCAGCGAGCATCTGCAAATACCCAACCATTTGGACTTGTTTGATCTGTAGGATCTTGTTTTTCCCACTTTAATGTGCTTCCATTGTACACGTATAGGTTTAGGCCATACATATCAATGTCTGAACGATCAATCCAAATATCGCCATTAGCAAGTGGTGTTACACCATCGCTTTGTTTTGTTGGCTGTGTTGATCCAATAATTGGACCATTTGGATCTGTTCCTGGGAACGCATTTTTGTATCCTTTCCATGTTGTTCCATTATTGTACATAATGTCAACTTGGTCAGTAATACTGCTGTACCATAGTGCTGTATCTGCTGGAGCAGAAGTAGGAGCATGTGGTGCTGAATTGTACATTAACGGAGCCCAGTTACTTGCTTTGTGAGTGTAACCGTCTGCTTCGTTCATGCCTGCCATGTAGAAATTCTGTGTATATGCCATATCAGGCATTTCTGCATCCCATGGAGTAAAGCCTAGTGTGCCTAATACATTATGTGTATCTGAAAATTTAATTTCACCACCTAATGCGTGTTTAATAGTAACTGTATCATCATCATTATGTGTAGCAGTTACATTTAATAAACCGGAAGCGTTAACTGCCTTAACAAATGCGCCACCCCATGTATCGCCTGAATCTGGAGTTGTAATTGTAATTGTTACACCAGCGGATAATTGGATATTGTCTGCAAGACTTTCTTTAATATCCATTGTTGTACCATTTACTAATACAGGAGCAGGACTTTGTAGTTTGCTTGTAATAGTTGTAGGTGAAACAGCTGAACGACGTTGAATTACAAAACTTGCAATTTGTGGAAGCATCATAGTTGATGTGCTTGCACTACCATCGCCATGATCATAGTTTGCTTCAACAAAGATTGTGCCAGTAGGAATATTTTTGCCACCACCAGTTTTGTCTAAAGCGTAAATTGCTCTTTCTGCGGATGCATATAAAGGAGCTGATTTTTGACTGTATGATTTTGAGCCTGCGCTGTATTGTTTTAAAATCCAATGAGCGCCACTATTAGGACTTGTTGTCTTAATATAAACAGACCCACTTGGTTTCATTGAGTAGTCAGGATATTGTGTGTGAGGAGCAATAGTCATTGCCGGGCCAGCAAATACACCAATCTCTAAACCTGCACGACTAATTGTTGTTGCATTACCTGCGATTGTAACTGAACCAGGGTACTGGTCAACATAGATATCTAATTTGCCTAAACTATTAACCTTAGCACCAACACCGTGTGTACGGCAAGTGCTATTAATGCTTTGTGCAATTGAGTTAACTGTAGATGCAGTAGTAACTGTAATTGATTGACCATTAAGAGTAAATGCACCAGGTGCAGTAGCAAATGTTGGATTGCTTGCTGAACCAGCGGCAGCAGGCCAACTTGTTTGCCATGTTGTTGACACAAATGTATTTGTGTTTACATTTGAACTAAATGCTGTCTCATGACTTGTACCAACTTCAACCCAAACACCGTCTTGATTCTTGAAATATGTCTTAGTAACAATGGCCATATCTGTAGTAACAACTACATACGCACCTTTTGCACCATAGCTTGGTTTTGGTGTCATGCAGTCAGCACCAACTGTATTGTTATCGCAATTGGAATTGTCTAGTACTAATGGCATTTTGTGAACAAAAGAACCAGTGCTTTCGTTCCATTCAAAAATACCAAATTCTGTATTATTAGTGTCAAACCAATATGAACCATCTACTGGATCGCCGCTTGGAGCATCTGCTTGTGCTTTTAGCTGGCTTAGGTCAATGTTAGCACGTACAACAAATGCTTTTGAACTTGTACCTAATAATGAGTAAGCGGCTTGTAAACCGTACTCGTTCAGCTCACCACCGTGAATTGGATTACCTTGAGTATCTGTATAGAACAATGGAGTTCCAAAGGTATCTGTCAAATCACGTTGACTTGTAATTGTGTAAACTTTTCCAGCATTAGCAGGATCAGTTCCTTTTGCTAGGCCTGTGCCTGAAGCGTTATTCTTGTTTGCGGCGGATGCCACGACTATTAGTGGAACGGTTCCAGGAGCGGCTGGGGTATAGAAGCTTTCATCTATAACTGATACGCTTACGCCTGGTGATTGTAGTGTTGTTGCCATTTACGATTTCTCCCGGTAATGGTTTTATCAACTAATATTTAGCGTAGGGTTATAATTTTGCCCATAAATATCATTGGAAAAGGGCACCAAAAAGGGCTTACATTATGCGACCACTATGCAAAACATGCGGAGAAAGACCTGTAGCAGTCAATTACCATAAAGAAGGTAGGACTTTTTACAGGCGAGTATGTGACCATTGCGCTAGGCAACGAGAAGTAGGAGTGCCACGTTGGGCAAAAGCAGGATATAAGAAAAAGGATAAGTGCGACCGTTGCGGCTACACCAGCAAATTTGCTGACCAATTTAACGTCTATTATGTAGACGGAAATCCTGGAAATTGTCAGTTTAGCAATTTAAAGACAGTATGCGCCAACTGCCAGCGCATACTTCACAAACTCAAGCTACCTTGGAAACGAGGGGATCTGACACCAGATTTTTAACCTGCTCGTACAAGTCATCTATACTTCCGTTATTGTCTAAGACGGCATCAAAGTCTGTTCCTACCCATGCAGTTTCACTTGCATGAATCCCTAATTCTTCAATTTTGTGTTTGCTAATTGCCCATGTAAAATTTCCACGGGCGCCTTTGTTCATACTTTCTGCGGCTTCATACCATTCAGGTTCTGGACCACGTTTTACACGGACTACGATGCCACCTGCGGCTTTAATTGATTTAATTTCATTAGGAAAGCGGCAATCGCTGATAACAATATCGTCTTTACTATTACGGAGTTTGTTTTCTAGACTTGCAATCCAGATATCATCATGGAACGCTTTGCGGCATACTTCTGTGCCCCAATACTGCAAGACCCAGCGTGGAGTTAGGTGTGGCATGCCCAATCGTTCTGCCCACCACGGATCAACTTGTTCTCGCCATTCACGTGCAGTTTTTGTTCGACCTTCTAGCATAGTTCGATCCCAACCAAATACATACGCCACAGCGTCTTTAAGGCTGTTGGCAAAACTTTCTCGCCTAAATTCGTGGAAATTTGTTAGATAGTCAGCAATAGTATCTTTGCCAGACCCAATAAAACCGCATACACCAATGATCATAGTACCCCCGTGTGATACTATATTGTATTACGATATGATTACAAAGTCAAGGGGTTTTGGTTAGCCAACTACAAACCACATTGGGGTTTCGCCCGCCATGTAGTTTTGTAATTCTGCATCAAGTTCGGTAATGCGTTGAGTACCTTCTTGTTTAAGAGTGGCACCATTCAGACTGGTTGCACCCTGTGGTCCTGCAATTTGTTGAAATTTTTCACGAGCTTCACCTAACATAATTTTTGCATTAGCTAGGGCATATTCACGTAACCATAAACCTGCATACTGATCGTCGAACAAAGCAAATTCTGGTTTGCTGTTGTACAACCATAACAACACAGTTTCCTCGCCACGTGGACGTTGCATGATGGTTAATTTTTTACTCTGTGGATTCCAAGTAAATTGAATATAGCTACCAAACATTTTACCAACTTGTTTTTGGTATCCAGCAAATGCGTAGTAGGTTGCAAGACCACCCATATTGCTAGATGATAGCAAATAGGTGTTTGTATAAGCAAGGTTAAACGGTTCAAATAATGATCCGCCATCTCCACCACCAGTGCGTGATCCAATACTTCTACGGAATACGTCACGTACTGTAACTACTTCTTTAGAAAGCGTATACTCGTTAACATCCTGCTCTAGAGTCAAAAACGCAAAACTTTCTTCTACAGCGTGTTCACTGCGTTGTCTATAGCGTAATAACGACTTTTCAATAGCTAGGTTATAATGGCTAGGATCTAGCTCAATATCAATCATGCCGTCGCCTAAGCTGGTACGGATATAATCTATTATGGGTTGACGTGGATTTGTAGTATCGCTCATGTATATATTTAGCTATAAATACACTACTATGCCAAGACTCTCTCTATACCGCCCCGAAAAAGGCAATGATTTTAAGTTCTTAGATCGTGTAATTAACGAGCAATTTCAAGTGGGCGGAACAGACATCTACGTACACAAATACCTAGGTCCAGTTAATCCAACTGACGGAAATGCGTCACCCGCCACTCCCGTTAATTCTAATCCGATTGCAGAATTAGGAATACAAGACCTATTATTAATGGAAAACCGCGATAGACATTATGCACCAGATGTGTACATTATGCGTGGTATATATCAAATGCAAGACTTAGATTTTAATCTAAGCCAATTTGGATTATTTTTAAACAACGATAATATTATGCTTCACTTCCACCTTGCCGGTTGTGTAGGAAACTTAGGTCGTAAGATAATGGCAGGTGACGTACTAGAGTTACCTCACCTAAAAGACGAGTATGGGCTAGATCAAAGTCTATTTGCACTAAGACGTTTTTATGTTGTGCAGGATGTTACTCGTCCAACAAACGGATTTAGTCAAACATGGTATCCACATTTAATTCGTGCTAAGTGTGCCCCGTTAGTAGATACTCAAGAATTTAAAGAGATACTTGATTCAGTTAACGTCGATGCACAAGGTAATCCAGATCCAAATGGTAGTACCTTGCGTGATTTAGTTTCAACCTACAAGAAGAGTATTGAAATTAATGATCAAATTATTGCACAGGCAGAAGCTGATTCACCAAGTCATGGATTTGATACTAGTGCATTGTATGTGATCCCTACTAATCCTGATGGCACAACTGCTATTCAAGACGTTAGTGATACTACAATTGATAACACTAACTGGAATAACATAGATGCTAGCGTTGTATTACAAACTCCTGACCACAACTACTTTGTACACTCATTAGAAGACGGTGTTCCACCAAACGGATCACCATACGGCTTTGGTATTGAGTTTCCATTCAATCCAGTTCACGGTCAATTTTACCTACGTACAGATTATATGCCTAATCGTCTGTTTAGATTTGACGGACACAACTGGATTAGATTTGAATCTAATGTACGTATGACGCTTGATCAATTTGGTACTCAGGATGTTGCTCCTGGCACACCGTTTGAAGGTAAACAAGTAAGACGTAATCAAATTAGCGATTTTATTAACAACCAAACTACTGCAACAATTAATGGCGTAGTAGTTCAAGAAAGACAAAGCCTGAGCAAGGCACTAAAACCAAGGGCAGATAATTAATGGATTATTTTTATGACGGGCAGATAAGACGCTACTTGACACAGTTCATGCGTCTGTTAAGTTCCTTTAGTTACAAAGATGCTAAAGGTAATATCACGCAGGTTCCTGTTCGCTACGGTGA